TAAACGTTGTGTATTTGTGTCATTCCCCCCCACAGAAGATTTCGGGAACACATTCCAGCTTTTAGTTGTGCATTGCACTGACGTGTCGCGCTGGACCGCGAGATCTAAGCAGTTCTGATGCCTTTCATTCCATGTGACTCTAAGGCTCGGGTTCACGCCCGTACCGACTTCCGCTGCACCTTGCTATCCACACATATCGCTAGTCGTTACAATATGATACAAGAGAGTGGCTATACCTGCGCTTACCCCGAATTGGAGCAACCATTCCTCACGAATGGAATTGAATAGAGAATAGTATCTTAGAAGTACAAGGGATTATACAGCTCCTGGTAGACCTCCACCTTATACGAGGTGGCACCACCTGGTGCTGATACTGTGCCACCAAACGCGGCTGCAGTGTTTGGGTTAACTCGTGCTACTATGGCTATGCCCGTCCCGGACCTCGTTCCCATCAAGTCAGCTGAACCTAAAGTGGCACTGACTGAAGCGGCAGTAGCATCAGAGCTCCACACAACTATCTTGTAGCCGGGTGTTGCCTTGATGGTTAATACCGAGGAAGAGGTCCATTGAATTAATGACGCATTACCTACAACAACACCAGGGCTGGCAAAGAGTCCCGTAGCGGTAGTGTAGGAGCCAGAAAAACTGGCAGATGATGTGTTATTACTGGGTTGAGGCTTACGCAACGCTACCTGATACTTGACAGTAAGGTAGCCGGCGGTTGGATCAGTCACATTAATGTGAAACAACCCTGGACTCACCAGTCGGGCATCACCGGCATTGCCGGTCTTAAGCCACGCACTTTTAGTTGGCGCTATGGCTGCTGGTGCCCATATAGCAGATACACAATGGTCTGCAGTATTAAAATAATCTGCAGCATCGATGTACCTGCCATCTCCCACATCAATGGGGTCATAATCGAAAGCCATTAACACCTGTCCTGTGGTTGTAGCTGGGCAAATTGGATTCCAAGCAAACCAGAGTTGTATCTGGTATTCCTCGAACTGATTCGCAATGCCTGCAAGCCACGTAAACAAGTTGCTATCAATGGAGTATGCTGAATGTCCAGCACTAAATACCCCAAGGTTTTCGATATGTTCAATTGACAAACCCCCCTCTGCTTTCGCAAAAGTTGGTCGTCGGGACGTATAAGTCAAGCTCTGTGCTAGTGGTGCAACCAATTGTTTTATTTCCTGTTTCGATGCTCCTCTACTTTGGAATGCACTAACTATGCCACGAACGGCACGCACAGCAAGCTTACCCACACCCTCAACCGCACCCAAACCTAAATCATATAGCATTTGGTTTGGATTCAGTGAGAGCGGAATCCGCTGTCTCTTCTTATAGACCACCATTTGGCGTGATGATGGATTTCTATTTCTCGTTTGCAACATATTGATGTAATGTCGTCTCTATTACTAATTTTGGATTGGCGTAATATTAATCCCAGGATTAATCACGAGCATATCTCGTGGAATTACGTTCAACTCTACATCAGTAATAGTGACGTTGCCAAAGGACCGTTCCATTACCACCTGATCATCAGGTAGCACGCCGAATGCGTAATAATACGACACTCGGGCGTTAGCGTCCACCTCACCTGTGGACAGCCCGGCTGCTAATTGCAACTGAGAACGGTTCTTAAAAATCTGAGCCTTCATACCCTCTGAACATCCTAGTCCTGAGCGTGTGAAGATGTTGTAGAAGCTGCTGTGTACTGGCACCCCAGAACTTAGCACGCCCCCACAATCGCCGACTGCTCCCATCCACTTGCGATGCACATTGGTGTTTGGCACCCCTATCATGCACATTGGATCTTTCTCCAAACATGCACTAAGGTTACGTACCATACGCCAGCCAGTGCGCAATTGGACCGGTCTAGTTTGACAGAATTCAACTCTTTCGAACTCGTCAACAGTCGGCTCCACAGTCATGGCAAAC